GTTCGGCATACCTATATTAGCTTACCGAGCTATAGCTCCATCAGGTAAAAAATTTATACAAGAAGCAAGTAAAGAAGATTTAAGAATTACTGCTGAGGGTATTAAAAGAGGTTTAGAGCCTACTATTGCACAAATAAAAGGTAGACCTATTGCAGCCAAGTTCCAACAACTACAAGAAAGTGTATTAGGTGGATCACCAAGAACACAAAAAATAGCGGCAGCTATGGAAAAAGAGATAGGTGAACTAAACAAGCTTATAAGTCAAGGTGTGACAGAAGGTAGTGAAAAATCAGCTGGTGAGTTGTTTATTGAGTTTGAAAAAAAGTTTGGTAAAGAATTAGCTAAAAAACAAACACAAGCTTATGGATCAATTATGAGTGCTCTAAAACAGTCTGCCGATAATTTAGCAGGTGGTTTAGAGCGTAATCAACTTATAGATGATAATGTTTTTAACTTTGTGCAACAATCTGCAAAGAACTTTGAAAATACTATGTCACAACAATGGGCTACTATAAATGAGGTCATTGAGACATCTATTGGTGATGCTAGAATTATACCTACTACCTTAGTTAAAGAAGTTGCAGATGTGGCAGAGAAAAAATTTGCAAAAGCAGGAACTGGCAGACTGTCTACTGAAGAAGGAACAGTAGGTCTAAATCTAGTAGAAGAATTAAGAGCGTTAGGTGACAAAGCATCTTTTACAGACGCATACCAATTAAGAAGAAAACTTTGGGATCTTAAAAATGCACCAAAGACAGAGGCAGAATTAACACAAAAAGCTATTATTGATGGATCTAAAAATTTATCTGATGCGTGGGATAGTGCAATCCAAACAGTTGACAACTTACTTATGGATACAAATATTACCGCTTTGACAGATGATATTACTAAACAACTAGGTTCAGAGGCGTTTAATAAGATTAAAGTTGCATCTAAGTTATTACCAACAGCAAGAAAACAATTTAGAGAGGGTACAAAATTATATGATGATATATCCACAACTTTAGGATCAAAAGATTTAGTATCTCAAATGAGAAGTGGAGCTTTTGACATCACAAGACCTGGAGCTTTGTCTGGATTAACTCAAAAAGTTATTGGTAAGGGTGGCACACCTACTGGTCTAAAGAGATTAAAAAAAGCGTTAGATGACACGCAATATAATCAAATAAAAGGTCAGATGGGTAGAGATTGGTTGCAAAGTGCCTTAACCAAAACTGGCTTCGCATCAATCAAACCAACTAATTTTAAACCAAATGAATTTATAAAATCATTAGATGATTTAGGTGAAACTGGCGTAGAGTTATATGGTAGGGCAGAATACAATAGATTAAAGCAAGTTGCCAAAGGTTTTGAGGACTTAAAACTAACAAACATTGATGAAGAAGTATTATCCAACGCTGTCGCACAAGGATTAGATAAAGGTGTCGCTAAAGCCATAGATGGTGCATTAAAGACATTACAAGAAACATCAAGATTAAGAGATAGAAGTGTGTTTACTAAAATAAGAGAAAACAGACTTGATCCTGAAGAAGCAGTAGATTTTGTAATGGCACCAGGAACGACTCGTGGCGACATAAGAGCTGTCATGGAGTTTTTCAAAGACAGTCCTGCAGAGTTAAAAACTATCAGAGGCACTTATGTAGAAAATATGCTTGATAATGTTGGTGCGGTAACAAACGCTGATAGTATGAAACAATTGGCTAAAAACATTGCAAGAGCAGATAAGAGCAATAAGTTGGATATAGTGTTTCCTAATGTTGGAGAAACTGCTGGTCAAGCAAAAAACATAAGAGATTTTGGAAAAATATTAAACAGAATATCATCAAATATTCCAAAAGGTGATTTGGTTGCTCAAGGTATATTGGCAAACATATTCAACAATGTTGGAAGAATTGCAAAAATGTTTGTTCTTGGTCAACTATTTACTGGTAAAAAAGCTATGAAAGAAATAGTTGAGGCTGCTAAAAAATTAGATGATACTGCTAGTCCAACTGCTGAACAACAAAGAGTATTTTTAGACGCTGTGGCTAACGCCTTTAGACCTGGACAAGCAACAACACAAGTAATTCAAGAGGGTGTAAGGGACACATCAAATCAATTACAAGCTTTATCTGAGAGTAGTGGCATAAATCAAGCAGTTGGTAACATTGTAGGTCAAACGACTAATCAGATTAGAAATGTGCAACCAGTAAATCCAAACACTGCTGTTGGAAGTATAGATGTAACGAGTCCAGGTACTGGAGCGGCTTTAGGATTGACACCAACAGATCAAGCAATAGCAGCTAGACGTAAGCCTCAATCACCACTATCAGCTAATATGGAACAATTTGGAGAATTATTTAATAGATGAACATAGATGAGTTAAGAGAAGAAATAGCCACTGATGAGGGCAAGGTCATGTCCGTGTACCTTGACCACCTTAACCTACCAACGCTAGGAATCGGCCACCTTATAAATGAGTGGGATGAGGAGTATGGCAAACCAGTTGGTACAGAAGTATCAGAAGAGAGAGTTAACGAGTTGTTTGCAAAAGATATTGAAACAACAATATCAGAGTGCAAAGAGTTATTTGAAAACTTTGATAATCTACCAAATGAAGTACAAAAAATATGTGCAAACATGATGTTTAATATGGGCAGACCTAGATTAAGTGGCTTTAAAAAATTTCGTGCTGCAATAGCGAACAAAAACTGGCAAGAATGTGCCGTTCAGATGGAAGACAGCCGTTGGCACAAACAGGTAACAAATAGAGCGAATCGCCTAATTTCAAGAATGAGAGCGGTCGAGGGTACCTAATCCCAAAGTCTTGACGTTACTATTTAAATCTTGTTTTTCATATTCTTTATCAACTAATAATCCAATCTGTTGACGTATATTTCTACGCTCTTTATCGCATATAGCTTTAAGTTTGTTGTAAGTTGGAATGTCTATTCCTATTGACTTGAATTTTGATGTGTCTGTCATTATACTACCTCCATGACCTATACATACCCATTTATACCCAAAAAAAATAGAACAAGCAACAACAAGTATTTTGCAAAGAAAACAATTGCTATGGGATTAAAGTTTGATAGCAGATGGGAAGCAGAGCGTTGGGGTCAATTAAAAGCTATGGAAAGAGCTGGTGTAGTAACACAATTGGAACGTCAAATTAAATATGAGTTAAGTATTAATGACGTAAAAATTTGTGATTATATCGCAGATTTTAGATATCTACTTGAAGAAGAAGATGGGTTATCAAGATTAGTTATAGAAGATGCAAAAGGCATTCAAACACCAGAGTTTCGTCTGAAAAAGAAGATGATGAAAGCCATACACGATATAGATATTTATCTTTCTTTCAAAAAAAAATAATAAAGTTTATTGACAACTAGGTTATGTGTGCCTATGTTACAGGTATCTAGTGTCTATTTTATATAAAGAGAAAGGAACAATTATGGATTTAGATTTTTTACATATGCCTTTGCAGGATTTGTTCAAGTATCGTGAGGACTTGAAGAACCAAATCCAAGCGTTAAAGGATAAACAAGCTCATCTTAATGATGATCTTGCAATTAGGTTTGGCAACACTGCAAGAAATAAACTTGCAGATGATGGCAAAGATTATGGCTCTGTAACATTACATGAGCATGGCTATAAAGTTAAAGTTAGCTTGAGGCAAAAAGTTACTTGGGATCAAGAGGGTCTTGCACAGTCTTTGATGGATATGAATCAAGATGATGCAAGGCACTATGCTAAGATTACTTATGGCATTGATGAGCGTAAGTATAACAATGCACCTCCTGCTATCAAAGCAAAACTACAAGAACACAGAACTGTAGAACTTACTGGTACATCTGTGGATATTACGGAGGATAATAATGACTCTTAAGATTATTACTGCTGATGAAAGATTATCAGAAAAGCGTGGTCATAAGGTTGTGGTTTGTGGTCAAAGTGGTGTGGGTAAGACAACTCTTGCTCGCACTCTTGACCCTGATACTACTTTGTTTATGGACTTAGAGGCTGGCGATGCGGCTATTGAGAGATGGCCTATTGACGTTATTAGACCAAAAACTTGGGAAGAGTGCAGAGATTTTGCATGTTTCTTAGGTGGTCCTAATCCAGCTTTAACACCAGAGCAACCATATTCAGTTGTGGAATATGAAAGAGTTTCACAAATGTATGGCGACTCAATTGAAATGATGAAGAAGTATGACTCAATCTTTGTAGATAGTATTACTGTGGCAGGTAGATTGTGCTTTCAATATTGTTTAGGACACCCTGATAATAAATCAGATAGGACTGGCAAGATTGATACAAGAGCTGTTTATGGTATGCAAGGTCGTGAGATGATGTCATGGCTAACACATCTACAACATATTAGGTCTAAGAATGTTGTCTTTGTTGGCATCTTAGATGAAAAGGTTGATGACTATGGTAGAACTTTGTATGAGTTACAAATTGAAGGTTCTAAGACTGGTCGTGAGTTACCTGGTATTGTAGATGAAGTTATTACTATGGCAGTAATGCCAAGTGAAGAACATGGGCCATATAGAGCCTTTGTATGTCAAACACTTAACCAATGGGGTTATCCAGCAAAAGATAGATCTGGTCAATTAGAAGTAATTGAAGAACCACATCTTGGTAAGCTATTGGCAAAAATCAGTGGTAGGTCAAGCGGAGAAAGGGATTTAAACTTCGTTGACCCTAATGCAATCAAATCTAGCGAAAAAGGAGATACTAAATGATTGATTTTAATGAAGTCCCAACTGGTGGTGGCGGCGGGGGAGATTTTGAATTAATCCCTGCTGGTACTGTGGCTCGTGTTATTTTAACTATGAAAAGGGGTTCTGAAGTTATCCCTGATTACTCAACACAACCTATGTTCAAGCAAGGTCAAACTGGTACTAAGTGGCTTGAGTGTGAGTTTACTGTTGTTGGTGGCAAGTATGACAAACGTAAGTTTTGGCAAAATATCATGGTTGATGGTGGCAAGATTAATCCTGAAAGTGGTATGCCTTGGTGTAAAGAAATTGGCATCAGAACTTTTAGAGATATTATTAATAGCACTTTTGGTCTTGATCCAAACGACACCTCACCAGAGGCAGCCATGAAAAGAAAGGTCAATGACTTAAACGTACTTGATGGTGCAGAGTTTTGTGTCAAGGTAGCCGTTGAAAAAGGTACTAATGGTTATGCAGATAAGAATAAGATGATGGTTGCTCTTGCTGTGAATAGCAATGAGTATATTGGTTCTGCACAAGCACCTCAAACTAACAACCAACAACCTCAACAACCCAATGGTAATAGCCCATTACCACCTTGGGCAAAGAAGTAGGTTTCTAGGTTTCTAGCGGCAGGACTACTTTCTCGTCTGCTAGAGTCGGTTTGGGTAGCACCGATGCCGCAAAGCTACCCATTTAACTAGGAAACAAACATGATTTTAAGACCATACCAAGAAGTAGCAGTAGAGGATGCCTCAACTGCACTAGACAAACATAAAAACACAATTGTAGTTGCACCAACTGGTGCAGGCAAAACAATTATGTTATCTGCCCTAGTTGGCAAGAGATACAAAGTAGGTAACAAGGTTCTTATTCTGCAACACAGAGATGAGTTAGTAAGACAGAATAGAACTAAGTTTTCTAAGGTTAATCCTAACATTACGACTAGCATTGTTGATGGGTCAGAAAAAGACTGGTCTGGCAATACGATATTTAGCATGGTGCAAACGCTATCAAGAGAGAACAATCTAAACAACATCAATCACTTTGACTTAGTTGTGGTTGATGAAAGTCATCATGCAGTAGCAGATACATATATGCGTATCATTGACAAAGTTAAACAAGCAAATGAATCAGTAGAGATTGTTGGCTTTACTGCAACACCTAATCGTGGAGACAGAAAAGGTCTTAAAAAAGTATTTACCAACTGCTCACATCAAATTGAGATTAACACATTAATTAGAGAAGGCTTCTTAGTACCACCTAAAACATACGTTGTTGATGTAGGTGTGCAGAAAGACTTACAAAATGTTCGCAAGACAGTAATTGATTTTGATATGTCAGAAGTTGAAAAAATTATGAACAAACGTGCCATTAATGAGAAGATTGTTCAAGAATGGCAAGACAAGTCTGGTGAAAGAAAGACAGTTGTTTTTTGCAGCACAATCACTCATGCACAAGACGTTTGCGATGAGTTTAGGAAGAAAGCCATAAGAGCAGAAATTGTAACTGGTGATACACCAAGCGAACAACGTAAAGAAATATTACATGATTTAGAACATGGTGATGTCCAGGTTGTGGTCAATGTTGCGGTATTAACAGAAGGCTTTGATGCACCACCAATTAGTTGCATTGTTCTTACAAGACCATGTTCATATAAGTCTACGATGGTGCAGATGATTGGTCGTGGTCTGCGAACAATCAGTCAAGAAGAATATCCTGGAGTAATCAAGAAAGATTGTATCGTTTTAGATTTTGGCACAAGCGTTCTTACACATGGATCACTTGATGAAGGTGTTGATCTTGATGGTGCTCAAGCAAACGTAAATGGAGCAACACCACTTAAAAACTGCCCAGAGTGTCAATCTGAAATCCCATTATCATCAAGAGAATGTCCTATCTGTGGACATGAGTTTGGTACTCAAGACAAAGAAGTTCTTGATAACTTTACTATGACAGAAGTTGATCTTATTGATAGATCACCATTTAGATGGCTTGACTTGTTTGAAAACAATAGATGTATGATGGCAAGTGGTTTTAATGGATTTAGTCTTGTCGCACATTTAGATGACCTATCTGTGGCTCTTGTAAAGCGTAATAAAGGGCGTTTAAGGGTTGTTAGCGTTGGAACTAAGGAACAAGCAGTTGCGTCTGCTGATGACTTTCTAAGAGGCATAGAAGATGGTGATGGTTCAAAGAAAGGTAAGAGATGGTTAAATCAAGGTGTGAGTGTAAAGCAGAAAGACGCATTAGCACAATTAGGTCAGTTTGTTAGACCTATGGATTTTAGTTGGAACAAATACAAAGCAGCATGTTGGTTAAATTATTTGTGGAATAAAAAAGAAATTGATGCAAAGATTTTAAGCTATTACGAAGGAGATGATAATGCAACGTAGTGAAGCATTGAAAAAAGTAGACTTAATTATTAATGGACCAAGAGCTAAATCTCATGGAGATGCTACAGAAACACATACTTATATAGCTCAAATATGGAATATATTATTAAGAAAAAAGTTAAAAGAACCACTTGATATACATGATGTATATAGAGCTATGATTGGCATTAAACAAATTAGAAACAGTCAGAATCCAAAAGTCGATGACAACATGATTGATATTATTGGATATGCGGCATTAGCAATAGAGGCAAAAGATGGCAAGAATGGTAATTGAATACACTATCCAAGAGGAAAATAAAGTTGGTATTGAAAACTTTAAAGATGGCAAGATGTTTGTTCAGTTTAGTTTTGATGATCACCCAGACGTTACTGCACATAAGATGCAAGATGCGTTGATTAATGTGATGGATAAAAATAAAGATTACGTTTTAAGTATAGTCTTCATTGCTAAATTTGAAGGCGTAACAATGGCAGAGGGTGCTCTGTATAAAGAAGGAGAAGGTAGATGGATAAACCCACAATCGGAGACGATTCACTAAAAAATTTAACTCAATTATTTACAAGATTTGGTTGGGATAAAAAGTTAAGCGAACTAACTGAAGATGAGATAGTCGCAACAATATTGATTATGCAATTTTCAAAAAGGATAGATTCAGATGAACAATATACAAAAGACAGACTCGACAAATTACTTCTTGAATATGTCTATGAAAAGCAAGACGACACAATCAATGAAGACGAAATACCTTTTTGAAGAAGTTATTGACGAAACTATTGTAAACAAAAACAGAAAAGAGCCTAGACGTAAGTATTTAGGTGCATCAATGTTGGGAGATAAATGTGCAAGAAAGATACAGTATATTTATACTGGCTGCGAACCTGATGAAGAAAAAAAGTTTAATGCTAGAACTTTAAGGGTCTTTCAGTTTGGACATGAGATAGAAACAAGTATGGCTGGTTGGATTAGAAATGCAGGATTTGACATAAGAACTATGGATAGTAATGGCGAACAATTTGGATTTTCCATAGCAGATGATGAGATCAAAGGACACATAGATGGTGTAATTTGTTCTGGCCCTTTGAATGTAAGTTATCCAATGTTATGGGAATGTAAGTCTGCTAATGAGAAAAAGTTTAGAGATTTTAAGATGAAAGGTATAAAAGCTAATCATACTTATGAGGTTCAAGTTGCGTTATATCAAGCATATATGGATTTAACAGACAACCCTTGTTTGTTCACAGTTATTAACAAAAACACTAGCGAGATATTCTATGAGCTTGTTCCTTTTAATCAAGAATTAGCACAGTACGCTAGTGATAGAGCAGTTGATATATTAAGAGCATCAAAGCAAAATGAAATGCTACCTAGAATAGCACAGAATAGAGATGTATTTGATTGTAAATGGTGTCAGTTTGCAGACACATGTTGGGAAGATGGTTGATGGTGACACAGAAGGTAGCAAAGTGCCACCATCAAGGGGGATGGTAATGAACATTATAAAGTTTGGCAATAGTAAAAGAACTATGGATGCAAAGGAATTAGTTGAACTAATTAGTGAGAGAGTTCCTGCAAATGTTCAGATTAATTTATTAAAAGACACTTATCCACAAGGGGTTGTTAGAGGAGATCAATTCACTATTGGTTCACTTGGTGGTGAGGCAGGCAAGTCTTTGAAAATAGATATTAATCCCAAATCCCCATACTTTATGAAAGGTCAAGACTTTAATGGTTCTGATGGTGTTGGAGGTATTGTTAAGATATTGATGGAGGGCAGAAATATGAAGTTGCCTGAAGTTAAAGAGTTCTTTGATGATTATTTGAGTGATGACGCACCAAGACCAGTTGAAAAGATTAGTTCTATTGTTGATCCAAACATACAACAAATAAATTTAAACACACCATACGATAGCGAACATAAATATCTTAATGCACAAGGTGAGTTATTATGTCTCGTTCGTAGGTATAACACTAAAGATAATGATGGTAATCCAGTTCTTGATGGACATGGTAAGCCGAAGAAAGAATTTAGACAATTTACTGGTGGCAGTAATTATCCAAAGATGCCAGACGTTAGACCTTTGTACAACATACCGAACATTGTGGCATCAGAAAAGATAATATGGGTAGAGGGAGAGAAATGTGCAGATGCACTTAATGAGCTTGGTTATACTGCTACATGCACTATGGGTGGTGCGGGTATGCTCTCAAGAAAGTCTGCTAACTTATTTGACTTCTCTCCGTTGCATGAGAAAGAACTGATAATATGGCCAGACAATGATAATGCAGGTCGTAAATTAGCAGAACTTGTCCAAGAACTTGCATTAAACGCTGGTGTTAAATCAGTTACTACACTTACACCACCAAGAGGTAAGCCAGAAAGATGGGATGTTGTTGATGCAGTTGCAGAGCAATTTAATATAAATGAGTTTTTAAACACCAATGTTAAGCAAGTAAAAAAGAACATTAATCTTCTTGACGATAGTTTGTTAATAAACAGATTTGTTGGCGATGCACCAGTACAGAAGTTTCTAATAGCGAACACATTGCCATTAGCTGTGCCAATTATATTCTCTGCTGCAGGTGATAGTGGTAAAGGTATGATGACTCTTGATCTAGCCATGAAAGTATCAAGTGGTCAACCAATGTCAGAATCATTTGGTGGCACAATAAGTGAGTTTGGTAATTCAATTATATTTACTGCTGAAGATGATGAGGCAGAGATGCACAGAAGAATAGAAAGACTTGATATAGACAATCAAAGATCAAGCTACGAGCATGAACTGCGAATCGTGAGTTTGCCTAATGTTGGTGGTGTATTTCCCATACTACAAGAAACACATGATGGCTACAGAACAAGTGATGAATTTGATAAACTTTACGAACAAATACTGCAAATGAAAGATTTAAAACTTATAGTTTTTGATCCATTAGCATCTTTTGTTCACGCAGACGTTAATGCAGATCCAGCGGCGGGTGCAGCACTAACTGGATTACTTGCACAGATAGCTACAGAAACTGGTGCATCAGTTATTATGTGTCATCACATGACAAAGATTAAAGAAGACACAGTTGTTAGTACGCCTGAACAAGCAAGAAATATGATTAGAGGTACGTCAGCATTGGTTGATGGTGTTCGTTGTGCCTTTGCATTATGGCAAGTAGATGAGGCAACTGGCAGAAGACGTTGCCAAGATTTAGGCATAGATTATCAAAGAAATAAATGCTTTGATGGTGCAGTAGTAAAATCTAATGGTCCAGCAAACAGAAACATTAGGCATTTCATTAGAGATGAGTTTAGTGGATTGTTGTTAGATAGAAGTGATGATATTTCAAGATTACATACTGGCTCTAATAAAGAGATAAAAAAGAGTGCATTGTTTAATTGGATTGCAGATTGTGAAAGAGAGGGTAGGGCTATGACACAACAGTCTGGTGCAGACGCTATCTTACAACGTATGTCTGCTGATACAGATGCACCAAACGTGCTTAATAACTGCACACAACGTATGATTGATGGTCTTGTTAGAGAATTGATACAAGAGGGTAGAATCGCCAAGTATTCATTTAGCACAAGTGGTGGTCGTAAGTGGCTTGGCACAATAGATGGCGATATGAGTAGAGGTGAATACGAGGCCACTACTGCGAGGGATAATGTATAAACTTCCAGACAATAATTGTGTAATTAGCTTTAGTGGTGGCAGAACTAGTGGCTTTATGTTGAAAAAAATCATTGATAACAACAATGGTCTACCAGATAACGCAGTGGTTTGTTTTGCGAACACTGGCAGAGAGATGCCACAAACACTTGAGTTTATTAATGATTGTTCGCTCAACTGGGGAATGAAAATTGTCTGGTTAGAATATGATTTGAATGATGAGAACAAGCATATATTTAAAGTTGTAGACTATGAAACTGCCAGTAAGAGAGGCGAACCATTTGATAAATTAATAAATAAGCATCAGATGTTACCTAATCCATTAGCAAGATTCTGTACTGGTAGTTTGAAAAGAGACACTATAAGTAAATATTTAAGAAGTCTTGGTTGGAAGAGATGGCACAACATCATGGGCATAAGGTCGGATGAGAAGCATAGATGCAAAGATGGTTTTCAAAATGGCTTCTATCCACACTATCCAATGGTTGAAGCTAATCACAGTTTGCGTGATGTAGATCACTTTTGGAGCGAACAATCTTTTAAACTTAACTTACCAGTTGTTAAAGGTAAAACCATCAAAGGTAATTGTGATTTGTGTTTTCTTAAATCTGAATCACAACTTGCATCTATGGTCAGAGATCACCCAGACTTAGCTCAATGGTGGATCGATGCCGAACAAAGACTTAACAAAAGGTTTGAACGTAAGAGAAGCATGAAAGAGTTTGCTAAATTTGTTAATGCTCAACAAGATTGGATATTTAATAATGAGGCTTATCTTTGCCAACAAGATGGTGGGGAGTGTACAGGTTGAAGATAGTAGATTTATTTAGTGGTATAGGTGGATTTAGTTATGCCGCCGAACAAATAGTAGGTGGCTTTGAGACAATAGCTTTTGTTGAACAAGATGAATATTGTCAAAAAGTCTTGCGTAAACATTGGCACGATGTACCAATATATAGTGATATAAGGAGTTTTAATGCAAAAGAATACAAAGACGCAGACATCGTTGTTGGAGGATTTCCATGTCAACCCTGGTCGGTTGCAGGATCTCAAAGAGGCAGCGAAGATGACAGAGATCTCTGGCACGAAATGGTTAGGGTTATTGAAGACATACGGCCTAGATGGATCATTGGCGAAAATGTGTCAGGCTTTGTTACAATGCCAATGGGTCTCAGAAGAAGTCTCGTTGACTTGGAAAGTATTGGGTACAAAGCCATACCATATCTTATTCCAGCTGCAGCCGTCGATGCCAAACATAGACGAATGCGATGCTGGATTGTGGGCTACTCCGAACACGATGGATCATCTACCACCACGTTCAGAGGAGGGAACAACCAAGTTAATGGAAGGTCAACGCAAGGGCAGAACCAAACCAGCGAACTTGAGGGAGCAAGTAGACGAACAGACAATGAGTTTGTACAAACAGACATCTTCGACCTTATGGCCAACACCGACAACACAAGAGATAGAACACCCGCAAGCGGATTTGACACCGAACAACAGACGTTTGAGCAAGGACGGGCAGACATCTCACAGTTTGAACCTAGCGGACAGCGTGAAGATGTATCCAACACCGAGAGCAAGGGATTGGAAAGACGGATACACAGTACCGCCGTCAGTTCAAAAGGGAACGAGAGCACACACTTTGGGAACATTTGTAGCAGAGAAAGAATCAATGTGGCCGACACCGACAACAAAGGGGTACGGACATGCATCAATGGGTCAGACGATGATCTTCCGAAAGAAGGTGGAGAGGGGAGAGTTGACCGAACAACAAGCACAACAGATGCTAGGTTGCACACTAAGACCACCAAGAATGGAGAAATGGGATTATCCCAAAAAGGAGATGTTCCCTACGCCATCGGCAAACGAAGATGCAGCGGGTCGACCAGGGGGGAAGATGCAAAAGATGTTAGGCAACCATCCTTCCGTGAGAGACCAGTCCTCTGGAACGCTGAACCCAACGTGGGTAGAGTGGCTAATGGGGTATCCAACAGGGTACACCGACTTAGATGTTTAGGGAATAGTATCGTTCCACAAGTGGTAGCTAGGATATTTTATGCAATAAAGGAGGCAGATAAAACTGATGAAAAAATACGATAGATGTTGTGAATGCGATAAGTTGCTGCCAATAATAAAAACTAAAAGAAAGTACGGCACTCTTTGTAAAAGTTGTGTCATAGCAAAATTACTTAGCATGCACAACAACAAATCAGATTTTGTACCTATGCCTGATGTCCACACCGAAGAAAGATTTGAAGACGATCCTCGTGCATTGAAAGAAATAGAGTATGGTAAAGTGTATAAAACCAGCACCCATGTATTTAGCAGAAATATTTTAGATGATATAGGTTGACATGAGTGCCTATCTTGATTATATATAACGTATAAAGATGGTGATCATCGATCACTCCTTTTGTTTTAAAATGTTTGTTTAAAAAAGACCTAGCTAAAAACTGGGTCTTTTTTTTGCCTTGACATTGGCATTGACTTCCTATTATAACTATCCTATACTAGCAATTATGAGGAATTATTATGTCAAAGTTTGAAAAATTTGTAAAAGATGAGTTTGTTAATAAACCATTAATGGCAAGTGAAATCATTGGTGCTATGTCGCAACCAAAGAGAACCATTATGGGTTATCATCAACATTCTTATGCCGAGGCGGCAATCAGAAAATTACAAGTTAAACTGGTTAATGCACAGAAGTTTGTTATCAGTAATGATCTCATTGATCATGCCATCGAGGCATCATTATCAAGACCATTTGTTTTGAATGAAATGATTAAGGGTGCTATCCCACCATTTAAAAATATGTTTATTGAGTGGGATGAACATTATCGTGTCTATGCAATGACTAAATTGTATCATAAGCATTTACCTCAATATAAAGATAGGATTGAACCGCCTAAAGATTACATGGATCGCCTTGGCTATCATATCCATCAAAGAGATACTGATCCCAATGGTAGTTTAACTTTTGGCGATAAAATCACTACTTATGAAATGTGGTGTTTGTTGCCTAAACAAGATGGAGAAAAAGAAGGTAAATGGATTATGTCTCCCATGTCAAATACTATCATCAATGATGAGTATTGTAGCCATGATCGTATGTACCAACATTTTTTAAACACCATTGTAAAAGAAAATACTTTTGGTGATGAATACATTAAACCTAGATTGGATAAAAATTTTTGGATTAAAGAGCAAGTAAATGAAGCAGTTAAATTAGTTGGGCATCCTTACGTTTTAAAATATTTTGGTGAGTATGATGATAATAGAGATTATTGGAAAGCCACTTCAGTTGATGGCAATGTAGAAGATTATAAAGTAATGAACGAAGTTTATTCACGATTAAATACCACTCATTCAAGCAGTATGGATTGGATTGCTGGCAAAGATGAAGTTAAAAATGGTTATGTTCAACAAACAATGTCAGATATTGCAAGGACACATTTAGCTTTATTGCAAGGTGGAGATATGAGATTTATTGTTAGTGTCCTATCATTGCTTAATTATGATCTTATTGTTCAACAAAAACAACAACCTGCAAAGAATAAAATTACACACGTTAGATATGGAAAACGTGTACCACTTAATGAATATAATCTTATCAATATTGATTTGCCAAAGCCTAAAGGCAGAGTTGTATATGAAAAGATTTTTACTGGTCATGGAACGCCAAAGAGATGGCACATGAGAAGAGGTCATTGGAGACGATATCGTGATGCAAAAGGTAATATCACGAAGAGAGTTTGGATTGACCAATGTGAGGCTGGCAGTAAAGAGCTAGGCTCTAAAATTAACGACTATAACTTACAAAAAGCAAAAGGAGAGTAGTATGACTGCTTATCAAAACAATCTTTTAATTGAAGTAGAGGAATATTTCGGTACTCTATTAAATGACGATGGACTAACAAACAAACAAGCGTTAGCCCTAGTTAAAAAAAATTATGGCGAACACGGACATGAACATGTTTGTGATTTAATTAAGGCAGAAGAAAAATTAGATAACGGAGATTATTATTATGAATACTAAATATTTGAAGTTACATATTCATAAAACAACTATCCACAAAAAGCCGAGCATCTTTGTTCGCTACTATAGAAAGATTGTTGAATGGTTAAAATGTTTCTAATGATTTGCGTTGTTTGGATTGAAGGCTCAAGATACGAAGGTGGTCAGACCAATTGTATGATGCACATCAGCAAGGTTGAATATAGCAGTCTTGATGAGTGTAGAGCAGATTTAAACAATAGCAAAAGACTGGTCATTGATCGCTTGAGAGATGAGTTTGGCGATGGACCCGAAGATTATAACGTACAAGCTAGTTGTATGAAAGCTGTTTGATGTTGGTAGTCATAGAATCGCCCTATAAGGGCAAAGTTAAACAAAATGTAGCTTATGCACAAAAGTGCATGAGCGATTCTCTTTTGCGAGGTGAATGTCCATTTGCCTCGCATTTACTTTATACACAAGTGTTAGATGATACAGTTCCTGAATTAAGAAGTATGGGAATGTCAAGAGCATTTGAATGGTATCGCCACGCAGATCTCATGGCAGTTTACATAGATAAAGGAATATCAGATGGCATGAAAATGGGCATGGAAGTAGCGGAAAAGCTCGGAATAGAAATAGTTTATAGGACATTAGATGGAAATAATAATAGAAGGTAGCAAAGTTTACAATGGCGACTGCTTAGAAGTCATGGAGAAAATAGATAAGTGTTCGGTTGATAGCGTGGTAACTGATCCGCCGTATCACCTAACATCAATAGTTAAAAGGTTCGGTAAAGAAGATTCAGCACCAGCTCAGTTCGGTACAGATGGAGCATTTGCCAGAGCGTCAAAAGGTTTTATGGGCAAAGAGTGGGATGGAGGTGATATAGCTTTCCAAGCGAACACATGGCGTAAATGTTATGAGTTGTTGAAGCCTGGAGGTCATTTGATAGCGTTTAGTGGATCACGAACATACCATAGAATGGCAGTTGCCATAGAAGACGCTGGGTTTGAAATTAGAGATCAATGTATTTGGTTGTATGGTAGTGGGTTTCCTAAAAGCCACAATATAGGCAAAGAAGTTGATAAGAAAATGGGTAATCAGCGTGAAGTTGTTGAAACGAACAATAGAATAGCTACTAGCTTGGGTAATGGTCTTAACATGGATGGTGGTATAGCTAATAAAGATTACAAATATACGCAAGGCAATTCAGAATGGGAAGGTTGGGGTACTGCGTTAAAACCTGCACATGAACCAATGGTGTTAGCAAGAAAGCCTTTGTCGGAGAAGTCGGTGGCAGACAATGTGATGAAGCACGGAACTGGTGCAATAAACATTGACGCTTGTAGGATTGATGGAGAAGTTGATAGACCACCAACAAATCCATCATTCAGAGCTGTTGCAAAAGAAGCTATGGCAAGAGGTGGGTTAGATAAATTAAGTTTTGGGCAACATAGAGATAAACCCATTGAAAGAAAAAAAGTTGTTCGCAAAGCTCGGACAGCAGATGGCGTGTGGACTGATGATAATAGTGGCATGAAGTCGGAGGGTTCGGAGTTTGCAGACGCAGATCCAAGAGGCAGATGGCCCAGTAATATTATGCACGACGGAAGCGAACAAGTGCAGCAAATCTTTCCAACAACGAGCAGCACGGAGGTCAGCAGACAACGAACACACAAGGGAATATGGTCAGATAACAAAGATGATGATGGAGATTATATGCCAGCTTATGGGGATCATGGCAACGCTTCTCGGTATTTCTACTGTGCAAAGACATCAAAAGATGAGCGTAAGTCAGGACTGGGAGGTGAAATTAAAGCGAACACTCACCCAACAGTTAAACCAGTTGAGCTGATGCGATACCTTGTTCGCTTGGTTACGCCCAAAGGAGGACTGGTGCTCGATCCGTTTATGGGTAGTGGATCAACTGGCATGGGTGCAAGAGAAGAAGATTTTAGATTCATTGGCATAGAAAAAGAAGAAGAATACTACGAAATCGCCAAGGCAAGGATAAAAAACGTAAAACCCCAGTTAAAATTGTTTGACATATAGGTAATGAGTGCTTATATATATGATATAACATTTTAACAAAAGGAGAATCTGTTATGAAAATTGGAGATAGGATCAAAGTAATTGATCAGGAAATTTATGGTATGTGTGTTCACATTCATAGAAATGAAGTTGTAATCGAAGACGAAGATGCAGAAACAGAGGATAATCAACTCTGTTTTAAAAAATCAGAAGTGGAGTTAGCGATTACAGATAAAAATACTTTTATTGATATTAATAAAACTGGAGGTAAATGGTAATGGAGAACTTAGTAAAAGTTAAAGTCTTTACTAAAAAAGATTTAGAGAAAGTCAGTAAGTTAATTGACGATTTGTATTGGTCAAGAGACTACGATAGAATGAGTACAAGTGGTCAAGAGACTATTAATAAAATCTCAAGCACTTTAAAGGAGTTATCATAATGTATTATGGTGCTTATGGTGCAAATCTAAATATGTCCAATATGGAAGTGCGTTGTCCACAAGCAAAGCCTATGATTAGTTTTATGCTTAAGGACTATAAACTTGTATTTAATGGTGTTGCAGACATCATTAAGTGCAAGGGTGCAGAAGTGCCTATTGGCTTATGGAAGATTACAGACAAATGTGAAAAGGCTTTAGATAGATTCGAAGGCTTTCCATACCTTTATAAAAAAATGTATGTCAAAAATCTTGATATTCCAGGAGCAAGAGGAAAGTGTATGTTCTATGTTATGCGTAGAAAAGGGTTTGGTGTTCCACCAGCTCATTATTACAACTGCCTTGCACAAGGTTATGAAGATTTTGGCATGGATAAAGACTATTTGTGTTGGGCTGTCCGTGAGGCAGAAGAGTCACAAGGTCTTAAACTCAATCTAGCAAAAAAAGTGTCTAACAATGATGATTTAGAACTTGGTGTAGATTGGGAATACGATTGGGATGGTAGTCATATTCCATTAACAGACAAAGCAAAAAGGAGAATCAATAATGGCTAAATTAAAAGTAGGTCAACAATTGGCTGAAAATGTTGTTGCCTTGCCACAAAATGTTGGCTTGGCATCAGATCAGGCATTTATGCTTGATGGCTATACTAAAGTTCGCTTTCCACCAAATGCCTATGGTAAAAGCAAAGGTGTTGGCTCAGAGCGAATGTGGGTTAAAATTACTAATGGTGATAGCTTAAATGGTGTTGGTGTGCTTGAAAACCAACCTATGTATAGCGATTTCAAGCTATATCAAAAGGTAAAATTTGAGGAAGATGAAGATGGTTTCCCAAAATTCCAAGAACTTGCCTAGAGTTCGCTGCACAAAGTGCAACGAGCAGATCCTGCGTAACCGAGAACTGGTTGTTAATAAGCGAACAATCTGTCTTGGTTGTGCTGTTGAAATGGGTCTAACACAAAAAATTAAACTAGATATTAATCATAAAATGAACTGTTACAAACGTAGTGGTCTTGGCGATGATGATTGCCATTATTGTTGGGTTCAAACATGGGCAGCAATGCGTGATTTAGGCTACGAGTGTACCGATAATGGCTCGTGGTATAAACGTACAGATTTCCACAATGTACTGGTCATTTATGAGTAATTTACTTACCACTTACCAACTTACTTGGTAAGTAAAAATAGAGGGAAGTTATAAGTCATTGATAATATTAGATAAATTAAATCAACTTACCGAACTTACTTTTTACCATTGCAAGTTAATTTTAGCTTGTAAGTCATTGATTTCATTGGTACTTACCAACTTACCGAACTTCCCCCCCTATAGGGGGTATAGGGGGGTGGTAAGTAACCCACCCCATACCCTATATTTTACCAAAGCGAAAGGTTGGTGTTTTGAAACTTAAAACCATACCTATGAGCATACAAGAAGCTAATGAATTTGTAGCGAACTTCCATAGACATAGTAAACCAACACAAGGAGGCAAATTTGCCATAGGTGCATCGCTTGATGGCTTGTTTGGTGTTGCTATTGTTGGTAGACCAGTAGCAAGAAGATTAGATGATGGATTTACAGCAGAGGTGTTGCGTGTTTGTGTAACGCCTAACGCACCAAAGAATACTTGTTCGTTTTTGTATGGAAGGTGTTGGAGAATATGGCAACAAATGGGTGGCGACAAAATGATTACATATACGTTGCAAAAAGAATCAGGAGCAAGTCTTCGTGGTGTAGGTTGGAAAATAATGGGAGAAACAGGTGGTTGGAAAGAAAACAAAGGTTGGACCACAAGACCGAATAGAGATTGGTTGCCGATTCATGGTCAACTTAAATTTAGATGGGAGATAAAATAATGCCAAGAGTAGGAGAAGATCTGTCTAGGGAGCAAAGGCTATCTGGTCAGAAAAGATTAACAGATAAGCAACAGGCTTTTCTAGATAACTTCATGCACAAAGACATGACGCAGACTTCGGCAGCAAGATCTGCTGGATATGCGAACCCTGGCGTTGATGCTGTTCGCTTGTTGCGTAACCCAGTTGTCCAAGAGCGATATCAAGAGATGCGTGAGGAAGCTAGGTCTAGGTTCGGTGTAACGATTGAGAAGTCAGTCCGTGATCTGCTCAAGATCAGAAATGAGGCGTGGGAAAGTGGTAAGTTCGGTGAAGCTATCCGTGCTGAAGAACTGCGTTTAAAGGCTACTGGATTGCTTGTAAATAAGGCTCATGTGTTACATGAACAAGCAGACACTATGACAAGAGAGCAAATACTGGAAAAACTACAAGAATTTCAAGATGTTGCACAGAAACGCATGAAAGTAGCCACAAAGACCCATAACGACCCACAGACGATAGAACATAATAGCGTAACGCCCACAAAATAACGCCAACACTTGGTGTGTTCGGTAAGGCGTGGAGGCTCGGACTTCACCAGTCGGGTTGTCGGGCTCGGACTTTCGGAGTTGTTCGGTGTCGGAGTTGCTCGGACTGCCGTGCCTCTGCTCTTTTTTTTCTTTTGTTCGGTGTTTTTCCAGGGCTAAGCTGGCGTGGCGAATAATTGTTCGCTCCAGACCCAGCTTCCCAGCTGGGACTTCGAGCACCTCGAACTATTGTTCGCTCCTGGCCGCTGGCCAAGCTGGGTAAACTGGTGTTGTCGGGCTTCGGACTTCACAATTGTTCGGATTCTGACCCAGATCTGGTGTCAGCATGTGCTGAACAAAGTCTGCATGCCCAGCTCAGTTAACGAACTATTGTTCGCTTTTCACCCAGCTTGACGCCAGGACGAACCGAACAAAAAAACCCACAAAAAAAATTAATTTAGTGTTTGACAAGTAGGAACTAAATGCCTATATTAATAGTACAAACAAACAAAAACAAAAGGAGTCTATTATGGACGATTTAAAATTTAATACTGTTGAGTATTCAACACAACTGTTAAAAGATGCTTTCCCAAAGGGGTCAACTGTCTACTTAGTGATTAGACAAGTGTCACGAAGTGGGATGTATAGGCACATCAGTTGCCACTCAATCAAAGATAGTAACATTTATCATTATTCTTATCATGTTGCCAAGGTGCTTAAGTGGACTTACAAAGATAAAACTAACTCTGTTGGTGTTGGTGGTTGTGGAATGGATATGGGTTTTCACATGGTCTACACTTTAGCGAGTGTTCTTTATGGCGATGGTTATGCACTTAAAGAGAGGTACATTTAATATGTTTTGGATGTTCTTAGTTAATGCACTCGGCATGATCACAATGTTCGGATTTTTCTTTTACTTATTACTAATCACATAGAAAGGGGGATTGTTCGGAAAAGCCAGAGCTTCTAGCTCTGGTTTTTTTTGTTCGTTTTTTGCTGAGCTGGGCGTAGACCGAATAATTGTTCGCTCTGGTTGCCCGGTAGAGGTTACACCGGGCCGAAAAAAAGTCGCAGAACTCTGCGATTGTTCGCTCTGGTGCCAGGCAGCAGGCCGCACCCTGGCTGCTCGGACCGGGCTCGGAGTCGAACTATTGTTCGGTTCCCCGACCAGACGCACCAGTTCCTGTTAGCTTTTGCCCGGAGGATCTGGTTGAATCAGCGAACTATTGTTCGGTTACGCCCAGACCTCCCAGTTCATTGGGCTCGGAGTCGGTGTCGGTGTTGGGCTTCGGATTCGGTGTTCGGTGTCGGATCGGCTCCCCAGTTCTGAAGCCTTCCTCCTTTTGAGCGAACTTTCGCAGAAAATAGCTTTTTTTTAAGATAAAATTAAAACGAACATTTATTACTTAAAGGTATACAATGCCTATTAAATTTAGTATACTTGATTCGCAAACAACATTTAAAATGAAAGGTTACATTATGACAAATATAAAAACAGATAGAGCAATTGGACTTGAAAGAGAATTTGACAATTTGAGTCCTACTACTTTACGTAATGAGATTCTCGCAAATTATCCACATTTGGATTATTTACGAGTTATTAGGGATGGTTCTCTTCCTAATGGTGGCGAGATTGTTTTCCCACCATTATCTTTTAAGGCAGAATCTACTTGGAGAATTTCAAGTCAAGTTAATGACATTATTATCGCACTTGGTGGAAGAGTTTCGACATCATGTGGTCATCATGTTCATATTGGTTTGAAACCGATTACAATGGACTCTGAAGAATTTAACACAAAGTCAATTGCAAAGTTTAGACAAAACAAATATTTTCAAGACTCAAATGATGCGATTCAATTTGAGATTATAAAAGATATTTGCTTTAGATATGCCAAGCATCAAGCAACAATAAATTCTTTCCTTGCACCTAGTAGAAGAGACTCAAGATATGCAAGAAATATGACAGACAGAGTCGCAAGGATTGAGAATTGCGATAACTTATCTCAATTGCAGAATGTATGTGGTGGAAAGTTTAACGCAATAAACATTTCACATATTGAGTCTAATGGTGGTGGTAAAGGAACGATTGAATTTAGGCAACATCAAGGAACATTAAATAATACTAAACTTAAAAACTTTGTTGAATTTATAGTTACTCTTGTTGATTATTCCCATCACAATAGATTTAATTTAGTTGATCAAGGCACACGTTACACAGAGTCACTTAATAACTCTATGCCTTATAACTCTAAATTATGGAAAGTGTTTCAATTATGTCAGAATCCTAATGGAGCAACGACTCAAGAGATTATGAGTCAATGTGGTATTAACGATGCAAGATCTGTTAGAAGAACCATTAACACAATTAGGCGAAAGGTTGGTTGTACTCAATGTGTTATTACATTGAACCAAGAATTTTATGGTCATTTAAATGGTTCATCAAATGGAATGTACGATCTTAATGGATACAAGATTCCAATGGAAATCGAGAGAATCTCAAATGGTACAATTCAATTAAATAACAATAACGATTGCATTTGGTCTAATATTAGAGAAGATTTAAAAACATGGTTTGAAAATAGATTTACAAGTTAACTTGTAAATCTATAGAATCGGATCGGTGGGGGCATACCATATGCCCCCCTTTTTTTATATTTGACAATCTGGTTGCACTTGCACTAACTTCACCACAAACACCCCCCAGTTTTTTGAAAAACGGCTGCCAAAAAAATTTTATAAAAAAAATTCTTGACCTTTCGGCACTGAACACCTATAACATAAATTATGAAAAAATACACACTATATGGTTGGAGTGGAGAGCGTACTTTGCCTCTATCTGGTAACCCAAAGCAGATAATTGATCAAATCACTGACAAATCAGAGATGGCATTTAGAACGAGAGAAGATTTACGCAGGACTTATGCGTCTATGGTGTCTGATTGGACTGGTGCCTCCATAAGATTTGGTTCTGATGATGATTTTATTGAGGATTTAATAGAAAGTGGAGTATTAGAGGAAAAAAATGAAGAAAAACGACAAGAGTTTTAGTGATTGGTCTGGTGATAAACTAAAAGATCACAGAAAAAGTTTAAATCTTAGCCAAATAGACATGGCAAAGAAGTTAGGCATGAGCGAAAGAGGGTACAGATGCTATGAAACTGACCATTATCGCATACCATTGTCCGTGAAGTACGCTGTTTTGTACTTAAGCGAGGCGAAAAAGCCGAAAAAGGGCAATGAAGAGGTAATAAATTACGATCAGAGCAAGACTCCTTTGACAAAACATGAAGAACAACGCATTTGGAAGCTTTGTAATGCTATAGATCACACAATTGGCGATGCGGAAAAACGTCAAGATGAGATTTGGGTAACGAGATTGTTAGATCAGAGCAACAGAGAGATGACAATGATGTTGCAAAAAGCCACCTAGTAAGATACTATCTCCAAAAGACTTTAAATTTGGAGATTTTTGATGGCAAATGGACCTATGGGTGGTTTCATGCCGACACCAGCGGCACCTGCACAACCTCCTTCCGTAAAATTAGACACAACGGCAATAAGTCGTGGTAATTTCAACACTTTTTTAAAGAATATGAATGGTGCAACATCGTTAAATCCTCCGAGTATGGCACCATCTGTGGGTGCCCAGGCCCCTTTGTTGGCACCCACAATGTCTGACATAGATATTTTCAATCCACCTATGCAGATGATGAAAGAGGGTGGTAATGTTGCTCCAAGACAGACAGAGATCATGGGTCAACCACATATGTTAGCTTATATCACGCCACAAGAGGGTCAGTTATTAGAGGGTTTAGGTGGTGCAAATATGCCAGGTCCTATGGGTATTCCGAGTTTTTATGATGATAGCGACTTTGGTGATTTTAGTGATTATAGTAGTGTAGACGCTCCTAGCGATTATAGTGATTTCAGTGGTGACAACACTTTTAGTGATAACACTGACGATTCTGATCCAGACAGTGACATGGATTACACAGATCCAGATTATGGCTACACAATTGGAGATACAGAGACTGGTCAAGATGATATGGATAGAGCTACAGAGATAGGTCAACAGGTAGCTGCTGATCAAGCAGCAGAAGCCGCCGCACAAGCAACTGCAAATCAAGTAAAACAAAGTTTGTTGGCACAACAAAATCAAAAATCCATAAATCAAGCGATAGCCAATCAACAAAAAGCAAAAGATGATTTAATTGATGCACAAATTGACATTGCTAAATCTGGCACTACAACAACACAACCAAATTTATCATCTGGGACTACTGGAGCCAACGTAGCCGCCGCCTCTGGTACGGATTTCAGTAATATAGGCACAAAGGGTGCAGATAATGATCCTTTAGGTTTAAGTTTAGAGGGCGTAGGTTTAGGTCCAGCAATATCAACGCCAACAGTAGCATCAAAAGGTCCACAAAGTGGTCCAGGTTATTCTCCAGATGACATCACTGGATTTGGTGGTAAGGGCAAAGATGGTAGAGATGTAAGTGATTTCAGTACAGACATAGATGCTTTGGCGAATGTTGAGGAACAAGCTAAGAAAGGTTCATTTCCAGATCTTGATAAGGTTCCAGGTACTTTAGGTTTCGTAACTGGTTTAATTAATGCCGCTACAAAAAAGGGTGCTCAAAATACAATAAGGGATATTTCAAGAGGTTTCACGCCAACATATGACAAAGATGGAAATATAACTGGCACAACTAACTATGGTATTGGCATGGGTCAACCTGGAGGTCTTTTTGGACAAGGAACTACTGTGCCGGGTTACAAACCTTTTGATGATACATCACCTTCAATTGGAATGTACGATGATACAACACCTATTGGAGACGATAGTAGTCCAACGATAATACTACCACGCACACCAAAGCCGCCAGAGGAAGAAAAGACACCTACAAATATTGGAATGATGGGTGGTGCTAATCCTTTTGCACCCACACAAACGCCAGTTGTTGTTGACTCGCCTTTCACAACAAATGTAGGAGATTTTCAAGGCACTGGATTTAGCACTGGAGATTTAAATAGATTAATTCAACAGATAACTGGCATTCAATCACCAACATCTATGGCTAAAGGTGGCGTTGCTGGATTTGCGAATGGTGGATTGATCAAGGCTGTTGATGATTTTCTAGCAACAGGAACATGAACCTAGAGTTTGCAGAATATTTAAGTGATGATGAGTTATCCAAGATAGCTCCTATGCTTGATCGTCTGACGATGCTTGAAAAGCAAAAGCTTAGTCAAGACAAGTACATGGATTTTGTAAAACGTATATGGCCTTCTTTCATTGAGGGCAGACATCACAAGATATACGCAGATAAGTTACAGAAAGTAGCAGATGGCAAGATTAAGCGTTTGATTGTTAATATGCCGCCAAGACATACAAAATCAGAGTTTGCAAGTTATTTATTTCCATCTTGGTTAATGGGAAAGAAACCAGATTTAAAAATAATACAAGCTACACACACAGCAGAGTTAGCAGTTGGCTTTGGTCGTAAGGTTAAAAATCTTATTGATAGTGATGACTTTAGGGATATATTTCCAGACGTAAAGTTGGCGGCAGACGCAAAGGCATCTGGCAGATGGTCAACAAATAAGGGTGGTGAGTATTATGCAGTTGGTGTAGGTGGTGCTTTAGCTGGTCGTGGTGCAGACTTACTTATCATTGATGATCCAGTATCTGAACAAGATGCGTTAAGTCCTACTGCACTTGATAGTATTTATGAGTGGTACACATCTGGACCAAGACAAAGATTACAGCCAGGTGGATCAATTATTATTGTTATGACACGTTGGGGTATTAAGGATTTGACGGCAAGAGTATTACAGAAACAAGCACAAGGTGGTGCTGATAGTTGGGATGTTGTAGAGTTTCCAGCTATCTTTCCAGACACTGATAATGTATTATGGCCAGAATATTGGAGCAGAGAAGAGTTAGAGGGCGTTAAAGCGTCAATACCTGTAGGCAAATGGAATGCACAGTATATGCAGAACCCTACTGCCGAAGAGGGTGCAATTATAAAAAGGGAGTGGTGGAATGTTTGGAATCGTGGTGACCCACCTGCCTGCTCGTATATCATACAATCCTATGACACAGCGTTTACAAAAAATGAGCGTTCTGATTATAGTGCTATTACTACTTGGGGTGTTTTTACTCCAGTTGAGGGCGAAGGAGATGCCATCATCTTGCTTGATGCAGAAAAGGGCAGATGGGATTTTCCAGAACTCAAACTTAAAGCACAGGAGTTGTGCGAGGCATATGATCCTGACATGATATTGATAGAACAAAAAGCAAGTGGTACGCCACTTACACAAGAGTTAAGACGTATGGGTGTTCCAGTTACACCATTTACGCCAAGTAAAGGAGCAGATAAATTTGCTCGTATGAACGCTTGTGCTCCAGTGTTTGAGAGTGGTATGGTGTGGAGACCAGACGCTAATTTTGCAGAGGAAGTTGTTGAGGAATGTGCGAGTTTTCCACATGGTGACCATGATGACTTGGCAGACTCGATGACTCAGGCTATACTAAGATTCAGACAAGGTGGTTTTATATCCACACCAGACGATGAAGAGTTTGAACCTAACTATAGAAGAAAGATGGAGTATTACTAATGTCATTTAATCCAAGTAATCCAGCTAATAGAGCAAAATTTTTAAGAGATAATCCAGAAATGACAGATAAGGATTATGATAGAATATTTGGTATTAAGAAAGAACAACCATCTTTTAAACCAACGGATGCTAATAGGAAAAAATTTCTTAAAGATAACCCAAATATGACAAACAAAGATTTTGATAAATTGTTTAAAGCTAAAGGTGGTATAGTTAAGATGAATATGGGTGGCGTAATTAAAGGTCGTGGTGGTAGTTTTAAAGGAACAAGATAATGTCAGACGAAGCAGATAGAAGAAGAGCTTACAGAGAGTTAGAAGAACGTGGACAACCAGTTCCAGGTAAATATTTTGGAACTCGTATGCCACCGATGAAACAAAAAGAAACTCCAAAGATAAAAGTCATTGATACAACTAAAATGAAGCAATTAAAACTGCTTAAAAAAGGTGGCGAGGCTGATCCATTAAAGGATTTAGCTAAAATGGTCTCTGACTTTGAAAAAGGCAAAACTGGCATCAAGACTGCTGATATGCAGAAGAAGAAAGATGCCGCCATGATAAAAAAATTGAAAAAATCTGCAAAAGTAAGTAAGGTTAGTGCAAAGCCACAAACTTTTGATATAACACCTAACCCTAAGAAAGATCCGTTTAGTGTTCAACAAAAGACAATACAGATGGCTGGTGGAGGCGAAGTTATTAATATGACTAGATCAACAATCATTAATCCAGAAACAGGAGAGTAATGTGGCAGAAAGACCTATAATCAAAGTCGATAAAGATGGCAAGATAAGACAAACTGGTAAGACTAAATTAAAAGATGGCACAATAAGGGTGCAACCAGAAGGTGGTATCAAATTTATTCCAAACAAAAAAGATGGTGGACTTATGGAAGCCATTGAGAAGGTTAAGGCTAAAGAAATGGAAGAAGGTGGTGATGTTCCAAAGCCAAAAAGAAGACCAATTGAACTTGATCCCAATTTAATTAAATTAATTAGGGAGGCAGAAAAATCAACACCTGGAATAATGAAAGCCACTGGCGTTAAGCCTGAAGAAAAAGCAAAGGGTGGACCTATAAGAGGAAGAAAAACACCAAAACCGATGAGAGCTATGAACAAACTAGATAATGCAGTAGAAGAATTTATCGAAACAATCGAGCCATTTCAAGGGACAGTCAGAAAAGGCGAAAAACTTAGGAACATAGATGGTAAAACCATGATTATCAGACAAATGCCTAATCCTAATTTTTCTGGAAATACAATATCAGATAGAGACAGAGCAATGGTAGGTGCTATGTTGGGAGAAGGTGGCAGAATGATCTCTGACAGAGACAGACGTATGGTAAGCCAAATGATGGGTGCTAGAAGAATGGAAGATGGTGGCGTTGTGCCAGCTAAATTCAAAGGGTTCTCTAAATTACCAGAGGATGTGCAACAAAAGATGAATCCAACATTGGCAAAAAAATTTAAAAAAGGTGGACCTGTTAAAATGGGTTCTGGTGGTGGTGTCTGTAAAGGTATGGGTGCTGCAAGAGCAGGTGGAAAGTTTAAGCTTAGATAATCATGGCTATTGAAAAAGTAAATGGTATAGAGAACGCTTCTTTGCCAGAGGGTGTGCAAGTTTCAGTTACTGAAACAGAAATAACTCCAGGCATCACAGAACTTGATGACGGCTCTGCAATTATAGGTGAGATGCAAGAAGAATTAGAAGCATCTATGCCAGTGCCATTTAATGCTAATTTAGCAGAATACATAGATGATTCAGAGCTTGGTGTTATATCAAGCGACATTGTTGGCAATATTGATGAAGACATATCATCTCGTAAAGATTGGGAAGACCAATATAAAGGTGGTTTAGAATTATTAGGCATGAACTATGAAGATAGGGCAGAGCCTTTTGAGGGTGCATCTGGCGTGGTACACCCATTGTTAGCAGAAAGCGTTACACAGTTCCAAGCACAAGCATACAGAGAGATGCTACCAGCAAGTGGCCCTGTTAGAACACATATTGTAGGTGCTGAAAGTCCAGAACTTTTATCACAAGCAGAACGTGTTAAAAATTATATGAATTACCAAATAACCTATGAGATGGAAGAATATGATCCAGAGTTAGATCAAATGTTATTTTATCTTCCAATTGTAGGTTCAGCATTTAAAAAGATTTATTTTGACCCTTCTATGCAAAGGGCAGTTTCAAAATTTGTACATGCAGAGGATCTTATTGTTCCTTACAATGCAACAGATTTAAGGACTTCAACACGCATAGCTCATGTTGTCCGTATGGATAGAAATGAGATAAGAAAGTTACAACTTCAAGGGTTTTACAAAGATATAGATTTACCCTCATCTGATAGTGGAGGAACAAATTATGATGAGGTAAAAGAAACAATAGATGACATACAAGGCATTGACAAAGGTTCTGGCTACAACGAAGAGATAACATTATATGAAGTTCACACAGATTTAGATTTAATTGGCTTTGAAGATATTGGTCAAGACGGAGAACCTACTGGATTGAAGATGCCCTATGTTGTTACAATAGTGGAGAAATCTGGTGAAATATTATCGATCAAAAGGAATTTCAATGAAGGCGATCCATTCCGTAGGAAGATCCCTTATTTTGTGCATTATAAGTTCTTACCTGGTCTTGGCTTTTATGGCTTTGGCCTTACTCATATGATAGGTGGCTTATCAAGAGCATCAACATCAATATTAAGACAACTAATAGACGCAGGTACATTGTCTAACTTACCTGCAGGATTTAAAGCAAGAGGTGCAAGGATTAGAGATGATGAAACTCCACTAAATCCTGGCGAGTTCAGAGATGTAGATATGGTGGGTATGGATTTGCGTCAAGCAATTATGCCTTTACCATTTAAGGAGCCATCTCAAACCTTGTATTCTTTACTTGGAACATTAATTGACTCTGGCAGACGTTTTGCGTCTATGGCTGACATGAAAGTTGGCGAGATGCAAGGCAACGCTCCAGTTGGCACAACTATGGCTATTATGGAACGTGGGACAAAAGTCATGTCTGCAATTCATAAGCGTCTACATTATTCACAAAAAATAGAGTTTAAATTACTAGCTCGTATATTTGCTATGGATGTCCCAATGTATCCATATCAAGTGCCTGGAGCACCACCCGAAATAAAGCAAACAGACTTTGATGATAGAATTGATATATTACCTGTGTCAGATCCAAATATATTTTCTATGTCACAACGCATAGCGTTAGCACAAACACAATTACAACTGGCACAGAGTAATCCAGATATTCATGGGCCAAATGGTATGTACCAAGCATATAGAAAAATGTATGAAGCTTTGGGTGTAACTAACATAGAGGCTGTGTTGCAACCTCCCCCACAGCCTATGCCCATGAACCCTGCGAAAGAAAATCAAGAAGCTTTAAAAGGTGGTGCTTTAAACGCTTTTCCAGAACAAAATCATCAAGCACATATAACTGCACATTTAGCTATGATAAGCACACCAGTTGCACAAGCAAATGCCGCAATAATTATGACTTTACAAGGACATATATCAGAGCACATAGCTATGATGTCTGAATTACAAGCACAACAAGAGGTTATGGCATCAATACCACCAGAGCAACAAATGATGATGCAACAAGATCCTAATGCAATGAAAGCTATGCAAGATCAGATAGCATCAAGAAGTGCAGAACTAGCCGCAGAGATACAAGAACAATACGCACAAGCCTTAACACCACCTCCAAGTGAAGACCCACTTGTAACAATTAGAAAGCAAGAGTTGGCACTAAGAGGACAAGAGATAGCACAAAAACAAGATCAGTTTGAAAAGAAACAAACGCTAGATAAAGAAAAAGAAAGAAATGATGTACTGCTAGATCAACAAAGACTAGATCAACAAGAGGAGATAGCTAATCAAAGAGATCAAACGCAACGTGATATAGCGGCAATGAAATCAATGAAAGGATAAAATAATGGTAAGTTCTATTAGAGAAAAAATTTGGGAAGTAGAAAAAGAAAAGAAAAGACAAAGAAGACTTGCAAAAGAAGGAGTTGTAAATGCCATTGAAGAAAGGATCGAGCCAAAAAACAATCAGCAAGAATATACGCAAGTTGAGGAAAGAAAAGTATCCACAGAAACAAGCGATAGCTATAGCATTGTCAAAAGCGGGAAAACAAAGAAAAAAAGTAAACCGAAAAAAGCCAATAAAAAAGAGTAGTGGTGGTATAATAAAAAAGTTTTCTGATATAGCTAAACCACAAAAATTTAAGGGTATATTTTAATGGACCCAGCAACCATAGGTGTAGCTATTACGGCAGCGAATACGGCATTTAACGCAATAAAGCGTGGATTCCAAGCAGGTCGTGAAATAGAATCTATGGGCAAAGATCTAGGTCGCTGGATGACTGCTTTAAGTGATATTGATAATGCAGAAAAATCTGCAAAAAATGCCTCACCTCTTAGAAAATTATTTAAAGGCAACGAAATACAAGCCAGTGCTATAGAAGCTTTTACTGCAAAAAAAAAATTAGAGGCTCAAAGACAAGAACTTAAAACTTTTATAAACTTTTATCATGGTCCTAATTCTTGGAATGAGATTCTCCAAATGGAAGCAGATATAAGGCTGCAAAGAAAAAAAGAAATATATGACAGACAACAATTTGTAAGAAAAATATGGGAAGTTATAGGCTGGATATTTTTAGCTTGTACAGTTGTAGGATTTTTATTTTTTCTTGCGTGGATTTATAAAGAAGGTAGAAGATGAGTGATAAAGATAAAAAACCAATAAGTGTAAAGATTGACGAGAATAGTTTCGAGCTATCTTTAAGAATACTAAGTAACGAGTTTGTTGCAATAAAGATTGGATCAACTAATTTTAGTGGTAAACTGATAGCAGGTGGAATTTTATTGTTATTTTTCACTCTGATATTACTGGAGGGCTTTGGTTTGAATGAGCTATTAATACAATGAACGCAGAAACTTTAATTAAACTTAAGATATTACCAAGATTTATGATGTTAGCTAGTACAGTTATGTCATGGAGATGTGCAGAATGGTTTATGAACTTGGATTCCCCAACTGCTAGTCAATCCGCTTTCGTATCAGTCGTCATGGGCGTTATGACAGGCGTTTTCGGTATTTGGATGGGTCACGAGCATAAATCAGATAACAATGTCACACAAAAAAAATAAATTAAATTTTTCAGAGGAGTTTAAATGCCACATTACACAAAACCTTTAAAAAAAGTTATAGGCGGGTTACGAAAAGCCTCTAAATTACACGCAAAGCAAGCAAAAGTTTTGACAAAAATAAAAAAAGATCAAAGCAAAAGATACAAAAATGGCAAAAAGAAAAAGTGATTAATTTATGGCAAAAAAAGATCCAAAAACTGGTTCAGGAAAAAAACCTAAAGGTTCGGGAAGAAGACTCTATACTGACGAAAATCCAAAAGACACTGTTAGGATTAAATTTGCAACTCCTGCTGATGCTCGTGCAACAGTTGCAAAGGTCAAAAGAATTAATAAGCCTTATGCTAGAAAAATTCAAATCCTTACTGTCATGGAACAAAGGGCAAAAGTGATGAAAAAAGCAGAGGTAGTTAGAATAGCTAAATCTGCTAAAGAGTCATTGAAGCGTGCAAGAAAAAAATGACTGTGTTTATGCTCATGTGTTATTTAAACGATGTTTATAATGGTGGAGTGTATTTTAAAAATGTAAATGATTGTTTGTATTATTCAAAAAGATTGAGCAATCAAAATATAAATATGTCAAAAGAAGTTGAAAACTATCAATGTATGTGTAAACTCATACCAAATATAAATCCAAAGAGAGTGAAAGTGTACTAGGAGGTAGCCATGTTACAAGCACTTATAGGTCCAGTTACTGGACTATTAGATAAATTTATTCCAGACGCAGATCAAAAAGCAAAACTCGCCCACGAGATAGCTACGATGTCCGAAAAACACGCTCAAGAAGCGTTACTTGCCCAGTTAGAAATAAACAAAGCTGAGGCTGCAAGTGGTTCTATATTTAAGGGTGGATGGCGACCTGCTGTTGGATGGGTCTGTGCGATTGCCTTTGCATATCATTTTATCGTAAAAGATTTAATTATATTTGGTGCGAGTTTTGCTGGTGCAGAGCTACCAGAGCTACCTGAATTTGATATGGGTACACTTTTAACTGTTCTTGGCGGAATGTTAGGAATTGGTGGATTGCGGACATACGAGAAGCAAAAAGGTTTAACTAAGTAATGGAAGATGAAAAAAAGAAAGTTGCTATTTGTTATATTCATAAAGTTGCTATGAAAGAAGTAGAGCATGAGGAACCAATACCAGAGTATGGTATTTATCGTTATATAGAATATAAATGTCCTGTTTGCTTTACTACTTGTGTGGAAACCTAATTATGGATGGTATTAAATTAGCAGAGTATTTATTAAAGAACATTCGCAAAAGACAAGATGAGTTAACGCAGTCTTTAGCAGATGGTTCGATAGACTCCATTGAGGACTATCGGTTTATAACAGGTCAGATACGAGGCATGACTTGGGTAATTGAAGAAATAAGAACCTCGATGAAAGGTATAGAAGATGACTAAAAAACTTTATGTTCCCGACAGATTGTTGGCAAAAAATATTAACCCAACACCATCTGCAATAAGCAAAGGATTCAAAAATGAAGAACCTAACAAAAATGAAGATGATCCTTCAAAGTTAGATGAATCTACATTGAATAGGTTGCCACAACCAACTGGTTATAGACTTTTGGTAATACCATATTATCCGAAAGAAAAGACTAAGGGTGGCATATACATACCTGATGCAACAAGAGAAAGAGAATCATTTGCAACAGTAGTAGCTTATGTTGTCAAAATGGGTCCAGACGCATATCAAGACACTCATAAATTCCCAAATGGAGCGTACTGTTCTGAGAAAGAATGGGTACTTATGGGCAGATATGCTGGAAATAGGTTTAAAGTGGAAGGACTTGAGCTTAGACTTATAAATGATGATAATATTATTGCAAAAATACTTGATCCAACAGATATTTCTTATGTATAGTGGAGAGCATGATGAATGAAACACAAGAACAAATTAAAGAAGAAAACTCTGTCGAAGAAAACGTAATAGTTGACATCGAGGAACCAGAGCAAAAAAAAGTAGAGACTCAACCAGTTGTTGAAAAAGAAGATGAGCGAACAGATGTTCGTTCTGAACAATCTGAAGAAGAATTAGATGAGTATTCAGAAAATGTGCAAAAGCGTATTAATCAACTTACTGCTAAAAGAAAAGTTGCTTTAGAAGAAGCTGATGCTGCATACAAATATGCAGAGGAACAAAAAAGAAAAAATGAGGAGCTTCAAAAACAACTTCAACAACTAAATACTGGCTATACTTCAGAGTTTGGAAATAGAATTGAAGCTCAAACTGCTAGTGCAAAAAAATTATACAAGGAGGCTTTTGATGCTGGAGATGCTGAAAAAATGTCTGAAGCGAGTGACCTCATGGCTAGACTTGCTATTGAAAATGAGAGGCTCAGAATACAAAAACTTAGAACCGAAAATGCAGCAACTAAAGCAGATGAGGGACAAAGTAAAGAAAACCAACCTCAAGCGAGGCAGGCCCAAGAAAAACAAGAGATAGATCCAAAATTACAATCTTGGCTTGGTAAAAATACTTGGTTTGGTCAAGATATGGTAATGTCTCGTGGTGCTCAAGCTATACACGAACAAATAGTAAGTGTAGATGGATTTGATCCATCAACAGATGAATATTACAAGGAAATAGATAGAAGAATGAGAATTGAATTTCCTCATAAGTTTCAGAGTGACAGAAAAGTCGCCCAGACTGTCGCACCTGCAAACGGCAAAGCCGTATCAAGTGGGCGGAAAAAGCAAATAGAGCTTACCCCTGGACAAGTTGCATTTGCTAAAAAAATGAGAATACCTTTAGATCAATATGCAAAAGAGGTATCTAAAATTGAAACCAGGAAAGGAGCCTAAAAAATGGTGGATAGAACCAGTCGAGAGTCTGCAACTCGTGAAAAACAGGAAAGAAAAAAAGGTTGGACACCGCCAAATCAATTAGATGCTCCACCAGCACCTATAGGTTATAAGCATAGGTGGATTAGAGAACGAGTTATGGACTATGATGATAAAGCTAATGTTCATAAACGGCAAAGAGAGGGATATGAACTTGTTCGTGCAGAGGATTATCCAGATGCAGAATTTCCCGTGATTGATGAAGGCAAAAATGCTGGAGTAATTGGTCAAGGAGGACTTTTATTAGCACGGATTCCTGAAGAAATAGTAGAAGAAAGAAATGCTTACTTTAGGAATAAGACAGATACCCAGATGGAGGCTGTTGATAGGGATTTAATGAAAGAGTCAAACCCTGCAATGCCAATATCTAAGGAAAGAAAGTCTCAAGTACACTTTGGTGGCAAGAGACAAAGTTAATAAAATTCTTACTTAGGAGAGTAAAATGGCAAATCAAGATGCTGCTTTCGGTATGAGACCAATCAGAATGATAGGTGGTGCACCTTGGACTGGTGGTCAAAGCCGATATAGAATCGCTGCCAATTATGGAACTGCTATATTTCAAGGTGACATGGTTATGCAAGTCACTGGCGGAGGCGTGGAAGTTCACGCTGATGGTGGTACTGTTCCAATAGTTGGAGTATTCAATGGTTGTAGGTTTACAGACCCTACAACTGGAAAAGAAACTTTTTCCAACTTTTACCCTGCAAGCACAAATGCTGCGGACATTGAGGCTTTCATTATAGATGACCCAAATGTTATCTTTGAAATCCAAGCTGATGCTGCATTTCCAGTTGCAGATTTATTAGGTAACTTTGACATCGTTTATACCACCGCAGGTTCTACTGTAACTGGTATTTCTGGTGCAGAGTTAGATGTAACAACAGGTGCAACCACCGCTGGTTTACCTCTGAAAGCGATTGATATTTCGCAAGATCCAGAGAATAGCGATGTTTCATCAGATGCAACCAATGTCTATGTTGTGATTCAAAATCACATATTTGGGCAAAAGGGTGCAGGATTAGCGTAAGGGAGATTAGATTATGGCTATATCACGAGCACAACTCGTAAAAGAGTTAGAACCTGGTCTTAACGCTTTATTCGGCATGGAATATGATCGTTACGACAATGAGCATTTAGAAATCTATGAAACAGAATCATCTGACAGAGCTTTTGAAGAAGAGGTAATGTTGAGTGGATTTGGAAATGCTTCAACAAAGTCAGAAGGTGCTGGAGTACAGTTTGATCAAGCAAACGAAGTCTACACTTCAAGATATACAATGGAAACTATTGCATTAGCTTTTGCATTAACAGAAGAGGCTATGGAAGACAATTTGTATGATCAACTTGGAGCTAGATATACAAGAGCGTTAGCAAGATCAATGTCTCACACAAAGCAAGTCAAAGCTGCTGCTGTGTTAAACAATGCGTTTGATTCAAGTTTTGCAGGTGGTGATGGCAAAGAGCTTTGTGCAACAGACCACCCATTAGGTGGTGGTGGTACATTTAGAAATGAACCATCAACTGCAGCAGATCTAAATGAAACATCATTAGAAAATGCTTTGATTGACATTTCACAATTTGTTGATGAAAGAAACATGATTGTTGCATTAAGAGGAATGAAATTAATTGTTCCACCTGCATTGCAATTTGTTGCAGACAGACTGCTTGAGTCAACTCTAAGAGTTGGTACATCTGATAATGATTTAAACGCTATTAAGAACAGAGGGATGATACCAGATGGTTACACCATTAATCATTTCTTAACTGATACAGATGCGTTTTTCTTAAAAACAGATGCACCTAATGGTTTCAAATATTTTGAAAGAATACCATTAAGCACAAGCATGGAAGCTGACTTTGACACAGGCAACATGAGATATAAAGCTAGAGAGCGTTACGCCTTTGGTTTTTCAGATCCAAGATGTGTCTTTGGTTCTCCAGGAGCCGCATAAAAATATTTACATATTTTATAAGGGGTCTTTTCAGACCCCTTTTTTTTGTGTATAGTTAAATTACCTTGACGAACAATTAAGTTCGACATTGGCCAAGACAAGGAGACTAACATGGCTAACACAACCTTTTCAGGTCCAGTCCGTTCCGAGGGTGGATTTAATGTAATAAATAAAGATGGCACAAGTGGTGCTATAACAGAAACTGGGTTTTCAGTTAATTCAACTGGACAACTTATATCTATGGGTACAAGAAAAATTCAAACATTTGCAATAAGTCTTGCCGATACTAATGCAGGATCAGTTACTTATGCAGACGATGATGTTCTTGTTGAGCTCGGTGAATTAAACACTGATCATCCAGATGCTTTAGTAACTGCAAGTAAGTTTTTCATTCATAAAGTGGTTATAGGTATTACAACTGCGGCAGCAAGTGATGCACAGTCAGTAGCTAATCTACAACTAAGTGCAACATCTGGAACTGCAACTAATACTGCAATATCATCTGGAACAGAGATTGTTGGTGCAGGAGTAGCTTCTTTTAATCCAAGAATATCTGCAACAGACTCTGTGACAGAAATAGATATAGATTTAGATGCAACTGCTGGTACTTTCCATGTGTTTGAGCCAAACATAAATGCAGCTATAGCAAGTAAAAATTTATATTTATGTGCAGGTGCTGCTTGTGATACTGCTCTAACTGCTTTCCGTGCAACTCTGGAAATAGAATACTCAGTTTATTAATAGGAGAGTAATATGGCAGACGCAGTTACCTCACAAACTTTAGTAGACGGACATCAAAATGCTGTTCTAAAATTCACTAATATTTCTGACGGATCAGGTGAAAGTGCAGTAAAAAAAGTTGATGTTTCTGCTTTAGCAACAAATGCTAGAGGAGAGGCTTGCACTAGAGCTACCATTGAAAAGATTTGGTGGCAGTGTAATGGCATGAAAGTTAAAGTTTTGTTTGATGCCTCAACAGATGACTTTTGCATTGAGTTAGGTGAAAATCAAAGTGGACACCACGATTATACATCTTTTGGGGGATTAACCAATCCTGCAAGTTCTGGTGTAACTGGTGATATTATGTTTACTACAGTAGGTCATTCATCAGCAGATAGTTACACTATCATTATGCAAGTTAGAAAGAGCTATGAATAATGGCAAGGAAGCCTGACAAGCAACCGCCTAAAACTAAAAAGTATTTCCGCTCCACTAAATCTGGAGCGGGAATGACTAAAGCAGGTGTTGCTCGTTATAGAAGAGATAATCCAGGTAGTAAATTAAAAACTGCTGTGACTGGCAAAGTTAAAGCAGGAAGTAAAGCGGCTAAAAGAAGAAAGTCCTTTTGTGCAAGAAGTGCTGGACAAATGAAAAAATTTCCTAAAGCAGCAAAAGATCCAAACAGTCGTTTGAGACAAGCAAGAAGAAGATGGAAATGTTAAATGACAAGTAAAGAGTTATTAAAAATGTTGGAAAAACATGAATCTGTATGTAATGCTAGATTTGATGGTATTAATAATAAACTTAACAAATTAGATACTCGTTTATGGGGTATTTATGGAGTTATCATAGGAGTAGCAGTTCTTGAGAAGTTTTTCTAATGGTTATGGGCAGGTCACAAATGTCACGGCAAGTGTCAAAGCCTCCCCAAAAAAGGAAGTGGAGTAATGCGAGGAAAAGGAAAATCAATTGCAAAAGACCTAAAGGATTTTCTGAAAAAGCACATTGTGCCGCTAAAAAAAGGAGAAGTTCTAAGAGCAAAAGGTAAACCATTAAGTGATTGTCCACAGTGCATGAAAAGAAAATATTGGTGTACTTGTTGGAAAGTATTGAAAGGAAGATATTATGCCTAAAGACGCTTGTTATCATAAAGTTAAAGCTCGTTATAGAGTTTTTCCATCAGCCTATGCTTCAGGAGCTATTGCTAAATGCCGAAAGGTTGGAGCAGCCAACTATGGAAAAGGTGGCAAAAAAGCTAAGAAAAAAGCAGAGGGTGGCGTTATTACAATGGCTAATGGCGGTAACGTATCAAAAGGTAAAACAAAAAGACCTTCTAAAAATCCAAACATAGCAAGGGGTTGTGGCGTTGTTATGAGCAATAGAAGAAAAGTTACAAAGTTTAGATAATGGCGGTTCGTAAAACAAAAGCTGGCCTTGCTCTTAAACGATGGTTTAAGGAAGATTGGAAAGATCAAAGAACTGGTAAAAAGTGTGGCAGACAAAAGGGTGAAAAACGTGGCACTCCTTATTGTAGACCTACTAAACGTATTTCATCAAAAACACCAAAAACTGCATCAGAAATGTCTGCATCAGAAAAAAGAAAGCGTATTGCACAGAAAAAAAGATTAGGTCAACCAGCAGGCAGACCAAAAAGAGTTCAGGCAGCAAGAAGAAAAAAGAAATGAATATAGAACATAAAATTTGTGAAGAAATACGTCAGTGGTCTAAACACGCTTTAGAAATACCTAATAAAAATTATAATAATTTACCATCTTGCCCTTATGCTAAAAGTGCTTGGAAGAATAAAAAAGTAGGTTTTGCTCTTAAAACCACAGAAAGTTACGACATAGTTTACTCTTTAATTAATAAATTTCATGACTCAAAAGATTTAATAATTGTTATTGATATGTGTTTTGAAAGTAATGATGTTTTTCATAATAATTTAACTAATTTGAATGAATTAATACATCAAAACAAATTTAACCAAAGAGATATTTGGTTAATGGGATTCCACCCTGATGATGACGTTAATGAACTAATAGATGATGGTTCTTTTGAGGAAGTTGTCAGTGAGGAATATTCTTTGATATTCGTACAAAGATTAAGTAAGCTTCAAGAAAGTGCAAATAAATTGAAGAAACTTGGTTATTATGATAATTATTATAATAGGTACAATGTTGAAGACATTTATGAGCAACGTGAAAACTACTATAGGAGACTAAAATGGCAATGAGTCCAAGAAAAATGATGGCTATGTCAAAAGAACTAGCCAGAGCTGCTAAAATGATGGAGGGTGGTGAAGCAAAACCTAAAAAAATGAGAGGCGGTGGCATGGCTGCAAAGAAAATGCGTGGTGGTGGAATGGCTAAAAAAGGTTTTGCCAAAGGTGGTGCTGCGATGAAGAAAAAGGGCTTTGCTAAAGGTGGCCGTGTATAAGTGCCCTATTTACAAAGTAACATCCCTCATTTTAAATGTTGGGTGAGAAGAGAGTATACGCACAACCACGAAAAATATCACGGAGAGTTTTTACACGCTATGGCTATAGCAGTTACGACTGTGCCTGATAGGTGTTTAAGTTTTCAAGTTATATTTACTGGTTGTGAGTCAGATTTTGATGATAGTCAAAATATAAATGGTGGAGCTATGTGGGCAAGGATGCCAATTACAGCTTTAGTTGCAGATACTCCTTTAAAAGAATGGCCAGATCCTATGCTTGTGCATTTAGTTCAACCTTGGGATTGTAGTTCTCATTATCACTCCATAATTAAAATGGATAGAGTTAGCTCAAGTCCTTGGAAATGTAAGATTGATGGTAAATTTTATATAGGAAAATATCTTTTTACAGTTGATTATACAGAGTCCGACATAGCTGACGACCCCGCACAACATAAACAAAGTCATGTTATTGAATTAACTGATGCTGGTAAATGGACTGGAAATATAGTAGCATTACCTAATAATAGAGTTCGTGCTACAAGTCCTGCTTTGTGGGAGACAGGTGAGGGTGCACCTGATTTTAAACCAAGTCAGTGGATTCATAACGCAGAATGTGATAATAGTTATATGGACCCTAGCATTACGTTTAATAATTTGTATAAGGATTAAAAGATGGCAACTTCAAGTTCTACTGATTTTGATTTAGATGTAGCAGAGTACATCGAGGAGGCTTTTGAAAGATGTGGCTTAGAGGCTAAAACTGGTTACGACTTACAAACTGCTAGAAGGTCTATGAATATTATGTTGGCAGAGTGGGCAAATCGTGGTCTTAATCAATGGACTATTGAACAAAGAACACAAACTGTCACAACAAATGATTCAGAGTATAGTTTAGCAACCGATGTAATTGACATATTATCTTTAGTTGTTAGACGTAGTGGGACTGACTTTTCAATGACTAGAATAAGCAGAGATGCTTTTCTAAACTTACCAAACAAAACCTCTACTGGAAGACCCACACAATATTTTTTAGATAGGCAAATAACACCAAATTTAAAATTATTTCCTACACCAGAAAACAGCACAGATGTTATTGTGTATGATGCTTTAACACGCATACAAGACGCAGACTCGCAAGTTAATACTATGGAGGTGCCTTTTAGATTTATACCTTGTTTAACTGCTGGATTGGCTTATTATATATCTATGAAAAGAGCACCAGATAGAATACAATTTCTTAAAACTGTGTATGAAGAAGAGTTTGAAAGAGCAATGGCAGAAGATAGAGATAGATCTGCTTTTAACGTATCTCCTAAATTAGATTATTATAAGGTAGGATAATGGCTTTTGCTAGTGGTAAATACGCTTACAGAATATCAGACAGATCTGGATTTAGGTATAAATTAAAAGACACTCGCAAAGAATGGAATGGTTCTATTGTTGGCAAAGATGAATATGAAGAAAAACATCCACAATTAGAGCCAGTAAGAAGTCGTGCAGATAATCAAGCAATCAGAGATGCTAGACCAGACACGGAAGATGATGGAAAAAAATTCATTGTTTACACAAATACTGGATTAGGTAATATAGGAACATTACTTACGACATTTAGTGCAACGGCTTCAGTTGGAACAGTAACAGTGAGTACAACATGAGTTTTACATTAACAACATTAACAGCTTCAATACAAGAGTGGACTGAAAATGATGAATCAACTTTTGTAGCAGAGATACCATTTTTTATAAAAAATGCAGAAGAAAGAATATTTAAAGTTGTTGATTTAGATCTTTTCAGAAAAAATGTTACTGGAACAATGACAAGTGGTAACAAGTTTTTAGAAAAACCATCTGATTACTTAGCAACTTTTTCTTTATCTTATGTTAACTCAAGTAGTCAAAATGTTTTTTTATTACAAAAGGATGTTAATTACATACAAGAATTTACACCAAACTCAAGCACCACTGGTAGTCCTAGATTTTATTCATCTTTTGATGTTGATACATTCATAGTTGCACCAACTCCAGATTCTAGTTATGCCGTTGAATTACATTATTATTATAGACCTGCTTCGTTAACAACTGATGATTCTGGAAGCACTTGGATAAGCACAAACGCACCAGATGCTTTATTATATGCTACACTTGTAGAGGCATATACTTTTATGAAAGGTGAGTCAGACTTAATACAACTATATACTGCAAGATTTACAGAGGCTATAAGCAGACTTAAAGTATATGGTGAAGGACAAGAAAATACAGATGCTTTTAGGGAGGGTTTGGTCAGAGTTCCAAAACAATAGAGGGTAGCAAGATGAAAAACAAAAGCATAGCTATTGTTGCACTTGGCAATAGTTTTTCAGAATATATATTAGCAAAAATAAGAAGTGAAAAATTTGATGAGGTATGGACAATTAATTCTATGTCTGGTGTTATCTATCACGATAAGTGTTTTATGATGGACCCGCCCTCTAGGTTTTTGGATTCACCCAACGCTGGTAAACAAACAGATGTAATGACAGAAAGACTTTTAACTAAAAAGGACATACCAATATATTCTTGTTGTTTAGATAAAAGATGTCCTGACGTTGTGGAATATCCTTTACAAGAAGTAATACAAAAAACTGGCTATGCTTATTTTAATAACACAGTATCTTATTCGATAGGTTATGCAGTATCACAAAAAGTGTCAGATTTACATTTGTATGGAATAGATTTTACTCATAAAGATGTTGCTTTTGCAGAGGCAGGCAGAGCGTGTTGTGAATTTTGGTTAGCTATAGCTATTTCAAAAAAAATAAAAGTTCACATAGCTAATAGTTCATCTTTGCTAGATATGAATGTTCCAGACGATGAAAAACTTTATGGTTATCATAGACTTGACGATCCACTTGTTTCTACAACCACACAAGGTAATATGTTAATAACAAAAAAATCAAAGTTAGAACCGCCAGAACCACTTGATTCAAAACCTAATTTAATAGGTAGAGTTGATATACCTGGCATAAGTTATGAGGAGAAAAAAAATGCTTGATTTAGGATCAGGAACTGTTGGAAGTGTCAATATTAAAACATCACAAGGGGGTGGATTGACAAACGAGCAGATAGCAGACTTAGCTGTTGATAAGATAGCAGGTATATCAGATCAAGCTCCCCCTCATGTTAGGCAACAAGCTAAATTATTTAAAGAGCAACTTAAAGGAGTTTTGTATCATTATATATTATTGGCAAGAAGAGAGGAACGTGCTAGTATAATTCAAGTTCTAAGATCAAGCGGTCAAAAAGAAACCGCTGAATATATAAGGAGACTTTAATATGGCTATAGCACAAGCAATGTGTACTGCATTTAAACAAGAGTTATTGTTAGGCACACACAATTTTGCAACAAACGGAAATGCTTTTAAATTAGCGTTATATGCAGAAGGTGGTGGAGGCAAATCTTCCACAACTGCGACATTAGGAGCAGCAACGACTGCTTTTACGACAACTGGTGAAATTGCAAATAGTGGTTCTTATACTTCTGGTGGTGGCACTTTAACTAAAGTTGCACCGACAACTTCTGGAACAACTGCTTTTACAGATTTTGCTGACTTAAGTTTCACAACTGCAACAATTACCGCTATGGGTGCTTTAATTTATAATGACACTAATAGTGATAAAGCAGTTTGTGTGTTAGATTTTACATCTAATAAAACTTCAACATCTGGCACTTTCACAATTCAGTTTCCAACTGCTGATGCAAGTAATGCGATTATAAGGATAGCCTAAATGTCAAATTCTACCTTACAAGGTTGGGGTAGAGGCACATGGGGTCAAGGTCCTTGGAATGAAGAGATTGACGTTGTTGTTACTGGTGTTGTTGGTACAACTGCTTTAGGGACTCCAGATGGTATACCTGGTGTAAATGTTGCTGCAACAGGTGTTTCTGCAACCACTGCCATAAGTCAAACTGGTGCTAGTACAGTCACTTTCACTGTTACTGTCGTTTCTGGCAACCCTTCAAATCATCCATATTACAATCAAGGATCAACAAATAAGTATGCCATTGGTGGATCGACAGCTACTTCTGATGTTACTTTAACTTTATATGAGGGTAATACTTATAGATTTAATCAAGATGACAGTAGTAATGATGGTCATCCAATTAATCTTTATGAGGATAAAGACAAAAATACAAGATACACTAGTGGTGTAAGTTACAATATAGATGGTTCATCTGTTTCTCAGTCATCTTACGTTGACACCACTACTTTTAATGCAGGCACAACTAGATATGTAGAAATAACTGTTCCAGACGGAGCACCTACATTGCATTATCAATGTTACAACCATGCTCTCATGGGTTATTTTGGAAATACTCTTGGTATTCCTAACATAGCAACAACAACTGGAGCATCTGTTACTGGAAATGTTGGAACAACTGCATTAGGCTCAGAGTCTGTTGTGGCTAGTGTTGACGTTAGTGTCACCTTAGATGCTGCACAAGCACAACAATCTAGTGTTGTCACAGTGCCACAATGTGTGGTATCTTTAACGGGAGTAAGTGCTACTGGTGGCACTGGAGAGGAATTAGTATATAGTTTAATAGTTCCAAATCAAACAGCTAACTGGCAAGAGGTCGCATAATGGCAAGTACATTTGTAAACAATTTGAGACTCGAAGAAATGAATACTGGCGAGCAGTCAGGACAATGGGGTACTAAAACCAACACAAACTTAGAACTTATAGGTGAGGCTTTAGGTTTTGGCACGGAGGCCATAACTACTAACGCTAATACTCATGCAACGACAGTGGCAGATGCAACTTCTGATGCAGGAAGAGCAATATATATCTCATATACTGGAGCTTTGGATTCTGATTGCACCATTACTATAGGTCCAGACACCATGAAACGAGTTCATATAATAAAAAATGCAACTACCGATAGTGGTAGTTCAGGTCCATATAATATTCTTATAAAACAAGGATCAGGTGCTGGAGCAGCAGTTACCATACCAAACGGAGATACTAAAATTGTTTCATTAGATGGTGGTGGCAGTGGTGCTATAGTTACAGATGTTTTAGATTCATTAAGTGTAATTGATCTTAAAGTGCAAGATGACCTTACAGTATCAGATGATTTATTATTATCTAGTGATAGTGCTGTAGTCAAGTTTGGTGCAGATGCAGACACTACCTTAACACATACAGATGGCACTGGACTTACTTTAAATGGCACAAATAAACTTACGTTTGGTGATACAGCTAGTTTTGTACATCAAAGCTCAGATGGTGTTTTGACAGTAGATGGTGAAGCAACTATTGATTTAAATGCCTCAACGGCAGTTCTTATAAGTAATGATTTAAAATTAGATAGTGATGCAGCAGTGTTAGGTTTTGGTGTTAACAACGATGTAACTTTAACTCATGTGCATGACTCTGCTTTATTATTAAATGACGCAATAAAAATGACTTTTAGAGATAGTGCTTTGTCTGTAAGTTCAAGCACAGATGGACAACTTGATGTAGATGCAGATACAGAGGTAGAAATTACTGCACCAACAATAGACCTAACTGCATCAACTAAGGTTACAGTTAGTAACGATGTTGAGGTTACTGGCAGATCTGTAGGTGTAACAGTTACGGCAGAAAACGATGGTAGCTTTGATTTAGCAGTTGGTAATGATTT